CAAAAGGATCATCTGTTGCATTTGACGGATTACCCTTAACTGATAAGGCTGGCATTTGCGCCAGCTTAGTGTTTGAAACAGCGTTGGCGGCGATGGTAGGATTAGGAAAAGTGCCGGTAAGATCACCACCAGCCGGACCCGATGCACCGCCTCCCGTCCACCCGGCCATTTTTACGACATTGCCCGATGCGTCAACTGCTATGGGTTTGTGGGTAGTGGTGTCAACTTTCATAGGTAAACTTCGTAATCGTAAGCTATCGATGATCACCCACCCCGATGTAAACTCTAATGAATCGGCCAGGACAATATTTTCGTTTTCGGTTAGTGTAGAACCATTATTCAGTATGCCTTGTAGATTCCAGTGACGACCCGGTAGAATGATATTTCGATTTGTTCCGTTGATCTTGATTTGTAGCGTAGAATCATTGAGCGCATATGCAGTATCGACCTTTCGCCTCGTATCATATACTCCTTTCAATATCACGTTCCTGAATACGCCACTCTTTCGATACCTTATTGTACTGTCATTCAACGCCCACAACGTATCCACACCTAATGCACCTCCGCCCCCGGTTCCTGCACGGGCCGTATCTATCCAATCGATCATGCCCCGGAGTAATGTATTCAATCTTAGATTTGAAAACGCTGTCGCTGGGTTGTTGGTTATATACTTGTTATTGTAATTGCGTAATGAATCAGTTCCAGTGAACTGCGCATTCCCATTCTTAATTAATAACATCCCCAAAATAAAAATCAATATATACTTCATATAATACCTGATTAAGGATTGCTAGCAAAAGCGTTAATTGTATAATCATGGCCTATCGTCGCCACAAAAACATATGAATGGGTACTTAATGTGATTGTTTGATCGTAAATTGTCCCTGCAACCGAATCAATTACCTGTATCCGTTTCGGCACTGTTCCAAATCCGGACAGCCTGACCTCGATAGTGTCGCCCGGGTTAACAACAATCGACTCACTTTCTGAAGCTCCCTGAGCATGAAACCTAAGTGCTGCATTAACATATACATTGCATACTGTTATATTCGAAAGTGATCCGCTGGTTAACGTATAAACAATATTGACAGAAATGCCATCAGGATTGCTTGATACATCTATGTCGTCGTTATAGGTCGCTGATCCGCATGCATTATTTGCATCAAAAGAAATGGGCTGGTTATCGCCGGCTTCAGGCGCAGGCCAATCAAATGAAACAACATTGCCACTAATCGAATAACTCATCGTGGCTGGCTTGGTGACATTTGTAATGTTAAAAGGCTGACTACCGGAAAGCGTAACAGTGCCATGCCATGGGGTCCCAACAGTAGCCGTTGGATCTGCTAACCCTGTAAGGAAAGCTGGCGCCACACAAGTTGGTGGTTCTGATGGTACACCCAAAGTGAACGATGCGGTTCTGTTGGCAGTGAAATCATATGTTTGCACACCATACGTGCTTTCGTTCGTAAGCGTATCATTGAACACTGCAGACTTAGTTGGAGGCGCATTTAATTCAAAAGCATTTCCAATACTCTGAGAGAGGGCCTGCCAGAAAATTGAATACGTGCCTTTTTGAACCTGCCCAGTAACATTGAATGGGTGGGTTAGGTTACCACCACTCGCTTCTGGCAGCTGACCACTATCAAAAACAATGTCCCCGTTTGCATTCATAAGCTTGAACTGGAAAACTCCATCAATTCCGCTATCACCAAGGCTGAGAATGTTGATATTAACCAAGTCGGGGATAACGTCAAACACAGTTACCGATCCATTCCCTTGTAATTCAACTGTACCATTCACCAGGTTCACTGGACTGGCATCAAGCAAAGTACTTGTGACATACACCCAGCCATCTACGCCCATTATATTGCCACTATTATCAGTATAAATTAATCGATATGGTACCGGCAGAAACCCAACCTGATAATCAAACATAGTCTTAATCTTCTCCTGTGAGCCAGAAGATTCGACCTGAAACATTCCATTGAAAGTGATAGTATATGAAAGCTTACGCGGCCGATACTCTTTCCAGAAACCACTACCAACAGTTGTAGTCTCTTTCATATCTGTGATAGGGTTGAACGTAAAGGACTTCGCGCATACAACTGTTTTGTATGTGTCATCAATTTTTAACTGAAAAACGCAGTTCTTTCCTTGTATGTCGAATGCTCCCATTATTCGAATATGTATTGTAATGGTATATGTGAATCACCTGTGCTATTCCCGTCCTGCGATCCATCCTCTAATACCTCAATGAAATTCATATCAGCGCGTCCCTCGCTATAATTCAGTGTTAGTGGCGGAACCAGTACGAAATATCTGCCGTTCATCTTGCTGCTATCGGGAAAAATAAAATGCCGGTGAAATGAAAGTGGTTCAATGAATGTCGGGTTGTCGGCCGGTGTAAACTTAAGTCCATCATACTGGCCTTCCATTTTCCACATTCGCCGGTAACTGTTATTGAACCGAGCCAGTTCGCCAAGTTCTTTGAAATGGCGCTGCTCAATTACCCCATACCGGTGCCAGGTAGGTGTGGTTAGATCTGTTAAGTTTTCGCGGTATAAGGCGCCCTGAAATACTTTCTTTGGCGAATCAGATATAAACACATCCTCGTCAATTGTGTCTTTTAGATTAGCATTTTGTAAGGTTTCGGCGTAGTCGGCCTTTATTTGAAGATACCCGCCTGCAATAAACGGGATGTATGAAAATTCAAAGTTTCTAAATATTGTATGATTTGGGTAATTACCATCAAATACCCCGCATAATTGAATGTAAGCAACCCCGTCTGCGGGTATAGGCTGTGAATCAAGGCTTATACTTTTGTATACCTTTGTTTTATCATTTCCGTCAATATACTCGACAAAAATAGCTTCTGCGGACGCTCCGTTTCGTCGCCATCTATTGGTAATGCCTGCACCATCTCGCCACCAATACGGGAACCCTCCACTATTAGGCTTTATATAAACTTGAACTGCTGCAATATTAAGCTGATCATTGAAATTGAATCCAAGCTTATAATCGAAGGAAATACTTAACCTATCCCCAGCATTTACGGGGATAGGGGAACTTTGAAGAACCTGCGTATTAGTAGTGGTTTTTTCAATGTATATCTCCCTGTTTATTTCTACCCCATATATATTTTTCGTTACTCGCTTCCAGGCCGGGAAATCAATGGGGGCATCTAATGCAGGAAGTTGTGATATTGGCGTCGGTGTGCCATTGAATGTGCCAAAAGTCCAATCGTTGATAAAATAATCTAAAAATGTTCCGACTTGCACTGCTGTATCATCACCGTTTTGGTCTTGCTCGTATACCGGCCCGCTTGATCCCCCAACCTGTGTTCCTCCTTCAAACTTATTATTTGTTGGTAATTCAGGCCAAACGCTATAATTGTAAGTGTATCTGGTGGACTTGACGGCAAAATTAGAACTGATAAACTGTGATAATTCAACTGGGTGTATAAGTCTATCCCTCCCAACTCCTGAAGCGTTTTCTAAATACTGGGCCGTATCAATTATTACACCCAAATTGTTATACTCTGTATACCATATTTTTGCACCAGGATTTGTTTGCAATTCTCCTATGCGAAGTATTACCCATTTGCCGTTATGCTGGTAGATGCAGAAGTATTCACTAAGGATTCTTTCCAGACAAGTGTAACAATCATAAAAGGTTGTTGGATTTTTTAAGAATGTTCGAGCATGCAAGCCTGTTTGATTAAATGTGTCAGCTTGGGTGTTCTGTGTACGATCCTCCATGCTTTCTTCAACAATATTACTGAATAGTCGCATGTTCAGAAACAACCCAGTTTTATTCAGGATAGCAAGCACATAATCAATAATTAAATTAACACCAGTAAAACTTGTATTATCATTTTTAGTGAGTGGTACACCTTTAAGTAACCCGATGCCATCAACTGCTGATATTGAAATGTCATATGGCTTATCCTGAAATTCAGCGCGACCTTCGCCTGGGGTTAAGAAACCAACAAATACAGTTTGATTGTCATCATACGCAACCATCTTCCATTCATCAGGGAAAGTGACAATGAAATCATCGAACTCTTGATCGTTATCTGGGTATAGGGTAAAATTTAATTTTGCCTCGCACGATATGATCGTTGTGAACTTATCTCCATCGCCGGTGGGGTATTGAACGCTAAATGAATTCCCGAGCAGCGTCGTAACCGCATCAGGAACAACATCCTTGCGATAAAGCTCTATATGAAGCGCCTCGTTTAGTGGATTCAAGAAATCAACTGTATGATGAAGATGATATGCCATTAGAACTTCCTGCCGGCACTCCTTTCACCGCGTTTCATAGCCAGATACAGCCCCTCGTTATTGATTATAGGGATCAGCTGGGTACCACCGCCTCCATCACCACCAAACTGTTTAAACAGCTGAGGCAGACGATCGAGCGGTATAATAACTTCCGGGCGGAAGCGCTCACCCACTTGGCCGATCATGGGGCCCGAAACAATACCGCCATCAGCAAACTTGGGACCGTCGAATTTGATATTTTTAAGTGCAGCGCCGGCTGCTACGAGCCCAATGCCAGCAACTATTGCTAATGCGGGATTTGCAATAGCCCACTTTTCGAACGTCTCTTTAAGAAGCTTTATTTTTATAGCTGCCACAATTAAAGCTTTACCCAATTGTTGCATTACGCTTCCTACAATACCTAAAATATTCTGCGCAGCTTTTTTTAGCCCCTCTCCAAAGCCTTCGCCAGTCAAAGACTCACTAAATGATTCGCCTATCCCTTCGCCTAAGCCAGTAAAAACGTCCGTTAAACCTCCTTCGAAGATGCCTTTTATTTGCTCTCTTAATTTTACATTCATTTCATCTAGGGCATTTAAAATCTCAGCGGGTATTCTAAATTTCAATCCTGCTCTCTGAAATTTAAGTCGGACTTCAGGAATAGTTATTTCCGGTATCTTCTTATCCAATCCCGTAGCCTTTGCAATCTGCGAATCAATATTGCCTGGTATTTCCGCCCTTATCACTTGGCTAAATTTCAGCTTGGTGCTGAACTCTAATAACAAAGTTTCTTTTTCAAAGGCTTCGTTTAATCGTTTCTGAGTATCCTGCTTTATCGCATCCTTCAGCCTTTCTATTTCAGCAGCTGGCAAGCCTGCTTTCTTCGCATCCCTCACGGCTATCTGTAATTTCAGATTGCCCACTTGCTGTTCAAGAGCGGCAAGTTTATCAGTTGCGGCATCAATATCTTTAAGGTTGAATAATTGGCCCTGAAACTCTTTGGCGGCGTCACGTATTTTTTCGAGTAGGTCTAGTTGTTTTTTGAGGGAATCCTCGTTAGATTTGTTCCCTCCGGGTCCTGTCAAGTCCCTAAATTTTAAAGATTCTTTTACTGCTTCATCTATTGAAACATTTAATTCGTCTAAATTTGATCGCAACTTACCTACAACGCCAAACTGTGTTGTAAACGCATCGTTAGCGTCATCTAATGCGTTTTTAGCTTTTATATACTTTGACGATATTCGATCTTCCCCTGTCAATGAGGTTTCTGATTGCTTTGTATTGGCGAGGGCAGTACGAAGCCTATTGACTTCGTCAGTTGATTTTTTAAGCGCTCGATCCTGCTTTGATAATTCCACTGAGACCCGGCCTATTTCATCACTAAAGCCTTTAACAACAGCTTGCGCTACAATAGCTTTTGTGTATTCATTAACCCTATCCTTCAACTTGTCCATTAACCCTTCTTCCAGCTTCAGATCACCGAAATAATTTTTATTTACTTCTTTAAGTTCCTCTAAGGCTCTCTTTCGTTGGCTGTATGCATTATTTGAATTTGTTATTACATTGGCCAATGCCTGGACTTGTGCGATATCTCCCGCTTGACTGCCTCCTGCGGCTCCCGCAACATCGCCAACCGATTTTAATGTTTTAAGGAATTCCTCCGTTTTATCTTTCGCCTCTTTTGTTTTGCTATTAAAACCGGCTATACCATTTTGAAATATTAATATAGCTGCAGAAACTACTGACAAGGCAATACCAATACCGGCTGGCCCTATGAGGGATTGCCCTAATGCGGCTAAAGCAGCTTTGCCTGAACCTGTTTCGGCCTTCAGGCGCTGAAACGATTCAAGCAAAGGGTTAAGGTTATTCTGAATGCCAACGAACCCAAATGGCAAATCCTGTGCAACACGGCCAACGTTGGTTAATGCAGTTGCCGCTTGGTTTGCACCTTTAGGTATATTTTTAAATGGATCAGGAATAGGATTCTTGGGAAATGTTGCAATATCCTGCTTCAACTTTGCTACCGCATCCTGCATGGCTTTCATCTTCGCCGGATCTACAGGGCGCAATGCTGCAGGTATTTTGTTCAGCGCTCCTGCTGCATCATTAGCAGAACTAGATACGCCTTGCATGGCATCAGTTAACTTGCTGACACCCGCTATAGCCGAACCAATATCCGCCCCTATTACTATTTTAAGTCCTTCATTACCCATTATACTGAATAGCCCATTTGTCGATAAGTTTCAAATACAATATCCATAGCCTCCTTTGCCGCCTTCTCTTGTTCTTCCTTTATGATCGCTCGTTCTTCTTCCGTAGGATCGGTTGGTAACGCCAGTATATCTTCCGGTTGCATAACTGTTCCTTTCTTCAGATATGGTAATGATCCATACCAGGCTATGAACCTGGCTCGCTCCCACTGATAGGATTCTCTTTTCTGGTAACCGCGGTAATGCCTGAGTATTTCCCCGACAGTTAAATCATAATACTGCTCTGGCATCAGCTGCAATTCAGAGCACATATCATAAAGTAAATCCCATGTTAGCTCTTTGCTTTTTCTGGAATTTTTTTTTCCTGCCCGTTGGAACCATTATCTGTGAATGATTCGACAATCACCGATAACATAGATACAAAGCCACTGCCGGCAATGCCTCCCATTTCGTCTATCCAGTCTGCGGCATCCATATCAGTAAATACAAACTCCTTTTTCTCTTTAATACTCACATATTCAGCGGCGCACAATAAAAGTGATATGAACCCGGAAAGTGTCATGCCAGTGCTTAATGCGTCCTGCAGTTGACTCAGCGTCATGTTGCCATTAATCTCACAGAAACGCTTGAACGTCCATGTGCAGAAGCGTAGCGGAATTTGTTTACCATTTCCCAGCTTAATGGTATAAAAACCTCTTTGTTGTAACATGATTTATATTATGGGTTACTGATATCCAATGTTCCTTCACCAGTCAACGTCCATGAAAACTTCACTACATCATTGGGCGCAAATTGAAGATCCAATGAGGTTACCTTGCAGCTTCCCTTCAGGAAGAAATTGTTGCCGGTTGACCCGCTGGACGGATTACGAACCCGGAATTTTATTGTTTCGACATTCGTCTGTGCAATCAATAACCGGTTGTAGGTGACCTGCGAACCGGCATCCGGATCGGCGCGGCATATAGCAGTACCGGTTGGATTGAACGTTTGGCTTCCTACTCCAACCACCTGCCCGCAGGTAAGCGTATCAGTAACGGTGGTAGGTAATTCGGTAGGCACGTTATAGGCCTCCAAACAGACAAGGACCTGCCAGCTTACTTCGTTATCAAAGGATAACTCAATCGGCGAGGTAGAAGATTGAATTGTTTGCATTTTATTTTTTGTTGAATGGTGTAAAAATTAAAGGGGCATACACTCATTTCTGAGTATATGCCCCTATAATTTTGGCCGGGCTTGTTTAACTGGCCGTCAGTCTTATAATTGCGCGATCTTCGCCGTTAGCCGCAAAAACTTCGCTGCTTCTGTTTCCGCGTTCTGCAATCTCACTTCATTACTGTTCACACTTTGCGCCTGCAAGCAATTTATCTGAAATCCACTTTGTTGCACTAATCCATCTGTCGCTGTTCCAGGGAAAAGGATTTGCGTTATTTGCTGGCTAACGTGATCCAACCCATCTTTGCTTATTGTGTCATCCGTTTTGGTTTCTATCTGCAGCAAAATCGAGCTGTCATGTAAAAATAAACTAAAGTTTGGTATTTGATTGCCTGTTTCCGTGGAAAGTATCACATATGTGTTACTGACGGCATCTTCAGCCTTACCATCGAATATCTGAACCGGCTGACTATTCAGGTCAACCAGGTTCCCATTAAGCGCGGAAAACACGGCCATTCGAAATGCTTTATGTGGATCTTTCATATATCTTTCAATACTGCTTCGACGTTCTTTATAATAGCATCACGTTCGCTAAAAAATGGATCAAAGAAGAAAGGATGCGGCTTTACACCATACCTCAAAATACTTAATGCAATGGGATATGCGGCTTTCGGATTAATGCCTTTTCTTGAAGCCCACGCGGTGATGATCTTTAAAAAAGCATCAAACCCAATCTTTGGCCCCTTGACGTTGAATTGAGCGGCGAATTCTTGAACCTCAACTGGCACCCTAACTCGTTTCTTTGTTCCAAATTCCATAAATGGCGCATACCGCTTACTGCTTAATAATTCAACCTCTAAATCACTTACCTTCCTTGTGACTGTTGACTGCTTTATCCCTCCCTCATCTACAGGAACAAGTCGAAGTTGTTTGCCATTTATGCGCCGGGCTCCATCCTGAATCTCCATGCCAACTTCTTTTTTTATATTAGATGGCATGGATTTCAAGCGCCTTTCCAATTGCGCTAACCCTTTTATTTCAAACTTAAATGTTCCGGCCATCTTCTATTAAGTTATAACAGCTTTCGCAATATGAAACTTTGAGAACGTTTACTGATGGGCCAATCTGAATAACTGGCACGAAACGCTTTAGGTAAATTGGCTCCTTACACATTTCACAAGGCTTACAATCACCTGCCTGTTCCTCCCAAAATAAACTAATCGTTAGTGATATTTCTGCCATTACTCATTTTCCAGGAGGGTAAACCTGTAATATCTTTTTTTATGATCGATCAATTCGTAATTGTTCACTTTGAACGTGCGGCCATCAATTATCCAACGCATAGACTTTTTGGTTGTCACCCCATCAATGGCGGTTTGAAACCGGCATACCCATTCCCATACGGCGTTAATATTAACTTCTGCGCTATTCAGCCCCCGGTTACCTCTTAGCTTTGTTAAATCGCCGCGACATGTGAGCAGCGTTGTAAAACTATCCTTGAACCCGGCACCCTGCTGAACTGGTGTATTGACCTGCAGTTGGCCAGATTGCCGTAGTTTGCCGATATGGGGGTTGGTTACAGCCATGTTAGTCGTCTATGTTTTGCGGCGAACAATTCAAGTGCTTCATCCAATCCCCGGGCCCGCTGTTGGCCACCCTGTAAGCTCGTTAACGGCTCATCGCCTTTGTGTTCGTAGCAATAAGCGCATATTCGCTTGAGATCTAGAATCAAGTCTTTTGGAACTTTAGCCGCAGCATAACCAGCAGTATAAACCAGCTTATACCGACCCGAGCTAAATGGCCGGAATACCTTAAACCCATTATCAATACCATCTATCTCAAAATCCGTATTTGCCGTTTGGGCCTCATACGATCCGGTGCCAGTCTTTAATGAGGCTGAAGTGAATGTGGCTACCGGTCCATATGGAAATTCGCGCTCACAATAATAATCTGCGAATACGGTAACCGTTTTGCTGACAAGGCTAATGCAACAAAACTGCTCTATCGCCTGTCGGCAGGAAACAATAAGATCAGTCAGGTACGTATCATCATCAGTGTAAGTAATCTGCAAATGAGCCTTTAATTGTGACAGGGTAAGAAAGTCTGCGCCTGTCTCATCAAACTGGACATCATAAATCTTATTATCCTGATATCGTGGTAAGTAGGTCATAAATAAGTGTACCTCCTTAAGTTGTTTTGTGGCTTATTGCTGATAACGGCGTTGCGCAAAAACTGTTCAACATCTGCAAGCCCTTTCTGCGGATCAAGTTCCCGACTCCGAGCCCGGCACTTATCACTGACTACCTTGTAATATTTCTTATCGTTATCCAGCTTGTTAATTTGTTTAACAAGGTACGAAATATCGTAAGTATCACGGTCATCTTTTGTTATGATCCAATTAACATCGCGCTCCGGTTCTTCCCTGGCGGGGATATAAATTCCTGCATCCGCGCAGTTTTCCTTTAGTCCATCTGTGGGTGTGCATATAACCGGGATGCCGTTACACATTGCCTCGGTTGCAGTCATACCCCAGCTTTCGTAACGAGATAACATCAACAAAATACGGGTCTGTGTGTACACTTCCAATATGTTGGGTGTGTTAGGAATAACTTTAACATTCGGTGGAAAGTTGGTTGCCTGGCCGAAGTAGTGGGGCTCACTGTAACTACCCTTCACAGCCAAAAACTTTTTATTTGGCAGCGCTTCGGCCAATCTGCGCAGGATAAACCCGCCTTTATTCTCGTCCAGGTTGATCAGGGTTATATATTCGTTTTCACGTGGAAATTTACCTAAATCGAAATAACGGTTGTCGATAGGTGGTGTAAATACCATTGACGGCCATTGATAGTTCAGCTTTTGTTGAATCCAGCGGCTGTTGTAGATACAGTAATTATTGCGCCGGGCGCCTTTAATGCATTCATAAGGGTGGGAATTATGGATCACGTTTACAACCGGTTTATTGATCGCCTCTGCAATTCCGATAGTGTGGTGGGTAAAATCCAGATGCGTTAATAGACAATCCGCCCATAGGAATTGATCTGTAGATCCGTTAGGGCCGAAGACATCAACTCCGTCAATATTATACGGCACTTTCACATTATGCATGACCGCCTGCTGCAGCACCACTCGAACGTTATGCCCCTTACTTACGAAGTACTTATTGATGTTATGGGCGTAATATTCTGAGCCGCAATTGTGGCCGGGTGGGTATAGATGGATATTCCAAAGGATGTTCATGAGAGTACTTTTTGTTGTTCATAATCAATTACCGTCCAGTCGTGGCAGTATATATCTTTACCTGTTATGTTTGTATACTTCGGCCCGAACCAGGGGGATGGCGCAATAACTCGCTTGTCTTTTGCCTCACCCAATATGGCAGCCATGGCGCTATAGCTGCTATTGCCGATGATAAAGTGCCGGCAGGATTTCATAAACCGGAAATCTGAAATATAATCGCCCCCTGACGGTGTTATCTGCCCATCCTTCCATTGAATGCCCTGGCGCTTTAATTCAGTTTTTAGCTTGAATGAAAAATCCCAGTCATCGCTAAACAATATGAACTCCTGGTTAGGAGGGAATTGCTTAATTGCTTCTACATAGTAGCTCATGGGCATGATTGGGTGGTAAGCATTGTCGTAGTCGCCTGCGCGGTAATGAATAGCGCAAACGTCCTGCAATCCAGGCTCATCCTTCATCCGCATATAGTACTTTACTTCATCGAAGCAATGGGCGAAGTATTTTAGTGATTGAAAATGCCCGGACAGGTTCCAGTTACCCGGGCCTAACCTCACGTTCTGATAACCCCACTCAACCGGCTGATCAATCCACCGGACGCCATTGGGCATAGCCGGGAGCGGATTCTTAAAGTACTTCCCGACATCAATATCCTCATTGCTGCCAAAGCGTTCCTTATGATCTAGGTTAACCAGCGGTTTGAAAACCGGCTGCAATCCGTTCTTACGGGCAACTCCGATGACGCCGGCCACCTGGAACAGCATATTTGCAAATCGGCCGTAGTTACCGATGGCGGTCATAGTACAGTAGCCTTTCATCGATACATCTTTTCAACTTTAGAAATTTTATACACCCCTGATTCATCCTGATCGATAATAACATCGTACTGTGGCGTTACACACCCCTCTTCCCTTTCATCAAACAGTTCGCTTATCCCTATGTACTCTATATGTCCTTCATGCCACATCATTTCAGCTCGTAGTGGGATGAATTTTGAGAACAGCAAATGAATAACCTCAGGCTTGTTTTCGATGATGTCTGTAGCAATTAAGACCTTACCTATCCGCTTGTTTTTTATCATAAACAGTACTTTTCATATGTCAGTCTTGTTAAATAAAAAAAGGGACACCAAACCTTTCGATTTGATGCCCCTTATATATTTTCAACCGGGCTTATTTCGGTTATCCGTCTTGTGATTTAGGTCTACTCTTAATCCTTTTTAAACGGCTTAAGCATTTCTGCAGTAACTTCCATGTACCCTGCAATGTTATGCAGCCAATCGCATTTAAAATACTCATGGAAGTTTTTCACTCCATCTCCCTTAACCTCCGGAAATAGCTTTCTGTATTGCTTATCGACAAAGACAAGGTTACCGGTGTGGGCCAGCAGAAAGTATCCTTTCTCGATTGCCAATTTCACCATAGGTAAATAACCGGCGCCCCCTTCACTATTGAACCGGTCGGCATCCGGCGGAATGCTGCTATCGATCTCGATGATCACCACCTTTGGCTTTGCCTCCATTGCCCGGAATATTTGGAAGTCGATCCCGTCAACATCAATACTTACCACATCGCACGATTCATCAACAAACGCATTCACATTGCCAGGGTTTACCATGCTACAAGTTGACTTAACACGGTCATTGCCCTGCCAGTTCTTGCAACATTGTTCCCATAGGTCATAGTCAGCTTCGATGAACTTGCCAGACCAGCCCTGATCGATTAGCAGGGCAGTATTTGAAAGCCATCGGCCGTCATGGCCTCCGAACTCGCAACATTCCCCCTTATCGATCTTTAGACGTTTCATTACCTCAATCAATAATTTTTCTTCGCCATTTTGGCTATAAGTGACGTTGCCGCCGTACTTGTTATAAAATGTCAGCATATAAGAAAGCCCCTATTCAGGGGCGTTGTTTACTTTTTTCCTTCCGGCTGCTTCTCCTCAGCCTCTTTTGCCTTCTTCTGATACCCGTCCCTTAAAGTATCATAATGGCTTGTGTTACCCTCCTGGCCCACACTGAATGAATTGGCATCAGCGCCTGCAGCGGTTTGTAAATCGCGGATAAGATCCAATCTTTCTTTAATTGGTAGCTGGCTGATCATATTAATGATCTCGGCCTTGTCTACCTTTTTGCCTTCAGGTTTTTTACCATCAGGCTGCTTACCTGCATCGTTCTGTTGCAGTTCTTCGTTTGTAACGGAGGCGTTAATTTGACGTTCTTGTTCCATAAAATTATTTATGGGAAGTTACGCAATAATCACGCCTTCAATTGCCAGTTCTCCCAACAAAAAGGATAGTGCCAGGTAAGGGAATGTGTTTCACTTAACTTAGCGGCAATCTCTTTATACCATCGCTCATATGGCACCCCGGCGATTTGATGAAATTGCACCTGAATGTTTTTAATACGGGTGTGTAAACCGGCACCAATGATGTGATGTAAAAGGTCGTATTCCGCGCCTTCAATATTTATCTTAAGTAGCACAATTTCATTAAATTGTCCCAGTACTTCATTTATATCGAAGCACTCATATTCATGATCACCGGTTTCGAAGGTGCTGCTATAGTATGCCCTGCCGCCGAATGATATTTTACCGTCATGCGTCCCGGCCGCCTTGTTTATAATAAACCCATATTTAAAATCTCTAATGTATTCGGTTGGCTCAACTGCTATTATATGACTCCCATAGCGTTTGTATATTTCAGTCGCCCACTCCCCCTGATAGGCGCCCAAATCGATCACGATACTTTCAGGCTTCAAGTCATATTCATACCTGATATGTTCCAGGTTCTCATGCTGCCATGCAGCCAGGGAGTTTTCGTTGAGGGTTACTTTGCTCATGGGTAAATTTTTATTACCATATCAATATTTACTCGAAACGGCAACCCGTTGACCAAAACAAGGTAACCGGTTTCAGCAACTCCTTTCCCATAATCCATAAGGATAGTATCAATTACATCGCCCTCCATGGTTACTCCATTGTACTCAAATTTCATTGTTTTGCCTATCATAACATTCCAGGGTATTTAGATTTAAAATATTTCTGCATATGCCGGTTAAGGTCGTCGGTTGTGGCGAAGTCGTTATTTCTCATTCGGTGATGGTGAAACAATACGGGGTAAGTGTCGGTGTAACCTGTTTTCTCATAGGTAAAGTTGCCCGCGTTGTACATGGCTGGCCACCAGTGGAGCGGCACGTTATGCCTTATTGCTAGACATGTGATAACTGCTTGATCGTGCCGATGTTCTTGAAACTCAGGATGGTTAGGTAATTTACTTGAGCTGTCGTCAATTATACCCGGCTGGTAACACCACTTCAACCAATCATTAACGAAAAGCCTTGAATACACTGTATTTCTGATTACAATTACGCTTGCTTGCGCTTGCTTGCCCTGGTAGTTATAGTATTGATTGCTTAGAATCGGAATAAACGCATCGGCCTTGCACCAATGAACGTGTTGAAACTTATTCCCGAACAGCCATATATCATCAGTCATCCGGTCTATAATGTGGTTGATGTTGTTGATGATCTCCACCCCGGCGTCGCAATAGATCAGTATATCGCAATCGTTCATTTTCTTTAGCTCCTGATCTATGAAATACGGTTTCCACAACCAGTACCCGCAACCTCTTGGCTGATCCAGTATAGCAGCATTTGCCTTGCTAAACTTGGCGTCAATTTCTTTAGGGCCGTATACTTTCACCTCATGCACATTGTTCTGTAATGCACTCGCCTCACAGATTTTCGCTGCGATCGTCATGTTATCGTCGGTGAATGTGATGAGGTGGGTCATAAAATGTCATCTTTTAAATCATCCAGCATCACTTCTTCCCCCTGACTAACACTCTTTTCCTTAACGTATGCTGAATGTTTGAAAACAGAAATTACTACTACCTGGGTGCCAACGGCAAAACGATGCCCGCTGATATTGCCCACAATTGTTGCAAAAGGACCTATCTTACGTTTAGTCTTCCATTGCTGATGAAAAATGATATTTCGTAACGCATCTAGGTTCTTAAGACGTCTCGCTCTTCTCAAATGGGCGCGAAAACAATACCATGGCAATGGAGTTGTTACGAATAAATGTTTTACATGTGATATTGACACCTCAATCAAATCCAAATACTCTTGCATGGTTAACTTGCCAGAGCAATACTTTGCATAAAACAACTGATCAAACAGATGAGCGGCTGCCCAGTCTAGTGTATTATTCGGTTTACGAAAGTCAATCATTCGGCTACTATTTTTAAATACCCACAAAACACAAATATTGCAAACCCACATGGGATGAACCTAGAGCCTAGTAACCCACTAGCTGTTACCATCCCGCCGCTTTCCTTCAGCTGATCTACCCACCATTCGGCGACTGACTGGCCGATACACCGTGCAATACCTGCGAAGCAAAGAGCTATTAGTATGTGTCTGATTAGGTTCATGTTCACCATTTAAAACCGAAGTCTTTTTTCTTAATCTTTACCATGCGGCCGTCGGGGTGGTGCCAGACGATACCTTCATAGTGTAATTCCTCCAAAAATCTTTTGACTGTTCCAAAGGTTACGCCACCAGGAAAATAAATCTTTTCCTGCCCGTGCTTTATAAGCTCGTATTTACCCCAACCCTCTATATTTCCGTTTATCTTCGGCCCAATTAATTCATAGGTTCCATCAGGTACCAAACGGTCGATGTAGGATACTGCCGTTTCGGCATACCCTTGCACGAAATACTTGTCTTCTGGCCCTATACCTACCTTTAACCAGCCGGGCCAGTGACCAGTAACCGGGTCTGGATCCTGAGCAGGCATGAAGCCATCGGGCGGTGTCTTACCATTCTTTGCATCATAACGTTTATACAACTCGCCATCCTTAATCATACAGCACGTACCATCCCATTTGCGCGTTGCGATTCCTTCACCGTTCAATACCCATTCAGCGCCGGGCGTTACTTCGTTGCGCACCAATCGGTCGCCGTCGTAATTACGTTGAAAGAGTGAAATGATTTTTTGCATGTTACACCAAGTTCATTTTTAATTAATCAACTTTTCTTCCACGATATCCCATCCGCCGCCTTTCACCTTTAGAAATCCATACCCCTGAAACGCATGTACTCTTTCTCTTACCGTGAACTTGCTTACTATTATATATTTCTCCAACCATATGAGCTTGTCGCCTACCTTTTTTGGCCACCAAGCAAATTCCTTTTCTTCTCGGGTGTCACCCTCTTTCGGCTTTGTTTTTATGGCGATAGTCTTCAATCTCATATCATACCATTTGGATTGCCTTTTACAATACCCCCCTCAATGAAAGAAGGCGCAGCTATATCATTAAGATCTTTACCGGTATTTGTTAGTTCAATACTACTTAAAACTCGAATTCCCTCCCTAGCAAGAATCATATTCTGTAAGGCATGAATATGAAATCGAAACTCGTTTTGATCATCAGGGTGAATCATTGGCAATTGAAGGAATGCATTCCATACTTCACTTATGGCTGATATAGTTTTTAATTCCGGCGTAGTCATACAAGTTTCATTTGACTGTTCTTAAATATTTCCTCATAGTTCACCACCTCATTCCAGATAGCCGACTTACGGGGCCGCTGGTAGGCAAGGAATGGCTTGCACACGTAGGCTTTCCAATCTTTCAACTGTGAGCCCAACCAATTATCAAACATCATTTCGCTTTCACCCGGGTGATTGTCCAGTATAAACTTCACAATCGGCTTACGATATACAACTGCGTGCGTAGTCCAGCAGTCGGTAACCCGGTAGATGTGTTGGCTTATCCTTTGTGGCTTCTCATCCCGGATATTGGCGCCTAAGTAAAATATATCAAAGTCTTTGGGTAGTTCTTTCAACACTTGCGGCAGTAGATGAAGGTTACGAAAATCACAATCATCTTCAAGGAATAACAGCGTGTGGTCTTTGCTGTCGTAGAACTCCTGCAGGATGGCGTAGGTGGAAAGGTTAAATGATTGATGGGGACCAATCGATGGAATTGCCTGGAAAGGATTTGCCTTCAGTCCTACGGCGTTGAACTCAGCCTGGGCTAATGTCCATTCATCGCCACCGAGGGTGAGGCAGGTGATGCAGTCAAAGAATTGCCAGTTGTTCATCCTTTGCCTCCCATATAATTGTCTGTCTGTGTAATTTCCCTTAATCGATCTTCCTGCATTCTCATCGCTGCAAGGCCGTCGCCACTCAATACATGTTCAGCGCATTTAAAATGCGGATCATAAACAATTTCAACCTCAGTTTTTTCGACATTATCGCCAAAAACAAGTACGGTAAACTCATCTGCCACCCTGGTCCTTATCTTTTCTGATATCTCCTGCATTCGCAGGGGTGGCACAGAATGTGGTATACGTATAACTAATAGTCTTTTCATAAAACAAAAAACCGGCTTCTCATCTTGGGAATGATCCGCCGGCGTTTGACTTCTTAAAAGCCGTTCGCGCTTCCCAAGTGGCGTGAACGGATTACTTATACAAAGGACGTAATTGTAATCGACCTGTAAAATGTTAAATACACCACATTGCAAAGAATCCCAGGTTTTAAGACCCGGGATTCGATATAAAACACTTACTAACTGCTATGACTATGTTGTTCCGGCTGTCATCCAGGTGAAGGCATCCGTTCTCAGTGTAGCCAGGGCCACACGGGCTTCAGCTTTCACCGTAATGAGGTTACGTTGCACATTGTCGCTGTCCTGCTCGTACATGTTCACGTTCAGCCCTTCAGTTTGAATGATGGCCGCCTTGGTGAAGTCGCCTAACAGGATGCGATCGTTACCAATGTTGGATGCGTTTGTTTTGAAAACAGGCACGCCCACGATTGCCACATCCCCGTTTGGAGTAATGGTTACGCCACCAGGTATGCTGTAATCATTCGGCTTTGTCTTTAGTATCTTAGCCCACACCTGATTGGTAACCACGATACCATTAACGTCGTAATCGCGATCTTCAAGGTTAGCAATGGTCTCGATCACCTTTTCAACAGTTACTGTTGATGTGCCGGCTGTTCCAGTAGCAGCAGAATACAATGCCCCAAAGAACTTGTTATCTTCAGTACGCAGGTAATCTTCTACCAGCTCGTTCGATACAAAGCTCTGCATGAAAGGCAAATCCTGCAACATCTGTTTGGCGATACGCACGAAGCCAGCCAGATAGTCAACTGTAACGGTTACTTCGGTGAAGTCGTAATCCAATTGCTCCTTTAAGTTGCCGTGAGTGGTCTGGAAATCGAAAGAGCCCTCACCAGCAGGTATATTCTGACGGTAGAACTTCCACAAGCCGGTTGCTGACGGGATAACATTCAACAGGTCCCGGATGTGGAGCTTGCGACGAGCGCGCAAAGCAGGCTGACTGGCATAAGTAGCCTGAACGCTTCCAGTCAAGTTAGCAGAAGCGGTCATGTTGCCAACGGCCTTCACTTTGAATTTGTGCTGGGCAACAGGTTCATTGGCCTGTTCCTTTATCTTGGCAAACTCTTCAGCAAAGGCATCTTTCAGGAGTTTGCGGGTGCTTTCAACTCCTTCGCCATCTTCGCCAGTTACCGGGCGACCACGACGGGCTTTGATTTCCTGCAGTTCGTCCTGCATTTGTTTGAGGGTGGCGCCTTTCGCCGCTACTTCGGTATTGATTTTTTCAACCTCTTTGTTGAGGTTGTCAAACCATTCTTTGGCTTCAGCTTGCTTTTCGGCTAATTCCTTTTCAGTAATAGCGCTATCCGCTTTTGCCTTGATATCTTCAAGGGCTTTTTTGTTTTTGGTTTTGAACTCGCCAAAATCTTTGACGAGGCCTTCGACCAGCTCTAAATCTTCCATTTGAAATAATGATTTATTAATTAGTTAATCGTTACTGGAAAAAGCCATTTGTGCTTTTAACCGCAACAGGTTACGTCTTAACTCATCCTTATTTCTGCTGGCATCCGGCTGACTCTTAATTACATGATTACACTCGGTGCATTTAGTGCAACCCGATTCGTCTACAATGACTGCACCATAAGTTTTACACTTATGACATTGCTGAATCGAAGAGTTAGTGGAAAATGCGGTATCAGAACTTTTATTTAGGAGAATATTAAGCGACTTTTGCACTGACTTAATGCATTCATCTGATGCATTGCTGTTTCTTATAAACTTCTGCATCTTTACGATTTGGCCTTCAAGTTGTTCTTTCATGCCATATCGAAGCTCAGAACGTAGGCTGCCGATTTGCTCAGCATGCCGGGATATGAACCACATAACGAAAGTGTACAGGTCAGAATCGGTATCAAGTTGTACAGCAACATCCATCGCCGCACGAATACTATCCATGCCGTTGCCAATAAGTAGCATAAGCAAATCCTGTTCGGGCTGGCTCAATGACTTCAATCTGAAATTAAACTCGTTCAAGCTCTTGTTAACAAGTACCGGTCCGCTTTCAGAATGAGCGCCCCAATGGGTTAGGCCGGATACTTCATAATGCACAACTTCCTTTAAGTCTTTGCCTTTACCCTTTATGTCTTTATACTTTATTGGGTCGAATCCGAAAGATGCTGCTACTATAATTCCCTCGTCCAGTTGTTTCAGTACATCTTCACCAATGGTATGAGTGCCATGCTTAACCTGAGCGTATGCATGTTCGTCATCATCCCAAAGGCGTTCTATTTTACCGGGCGCCTGCTTCTTATCGTGGTTAAGAAAGTAGCGCACCATGCTCCGGTTCTCCCGCCAGCTCTTATCGAACATGCCACGGTTAGACCGATCGCCGTCGCTATCCAGTGATTTATATGTAGCAAAAGCAATAACCGCCTCCCGTTTAGAGAGGTCAATGTCTTTTACACTTAGGTCAATCGCTTTAGTTATCATGTCGTTTTGTGTTAATTGTTAAACTGCTTGTGGTAGCCTTCCCGGCCCTATCGGTATTACCTTTGTCTTTGGAATCAGTCGGCCGTTTTCATCTCTCTTTGCCCTTGTCGCGCTGCTACACCGGCAATTGCATAGATTCGCGGCGCTTGCTGTTGGATCACCAGGGCCTAACATGTAATCAGTTCCGCCTTTTGGTGTCGATACAGCAAACTTTCCATCCACATCTATCACATCGCCATCGACCGCCCTGTGTGAATGCCTGGTACGGTGATCATTGGCCGCTATCCACTCTTTTTCAATCTCCCACTCGCTATCATCTGCTGCAAGCTTACGACCGAAGAATGCACCTTTGCCTAATTCGGTACGTGCTATCAGTCTTGCTCGATAAGCAGGTATCTCAGGGGCTTTCAATTGCTTAACGATATCATCATTTGACCACCCTTCTTCTGCCGCTTGTGAAAGAACTTTAAAGATTTGATCACGGGTTGTGTCACTGATCTGTTGTACCAGGGCGAAATATTCTCGATTGAAAAAGTCGATAATAGCCTGAAGCCATTCTTCGGATAACCCAAACCCAGCTTTCTCGATCTTCTTTTTTGCACTTCGCCGGATCTCGTAATAGGCTTTCTTTCCGAAGTAGAGTGCTGATACTTTGTGCAGGTCCTGCAGCACCGGTGTAATCTCATCGTTGCCTATTGAGACATATAACCGGCTTTGTGCAGCTTGCAGGCCGTTAGCCTCCATATCTTCAATGAACTGATTTATCTGGCTGAAAAGAGCGTCGTAAAGCTTGCGCGTATATCTATTTTCCAGCCTGTTCAGCTGGTTGATATACTGCTGGCTATATTCCCGGCGCTCTTTTGCGGTCATAGGGAATCTGGTTTTTGTATCGGTACCGGAAATGGCTTTGGATCCGCGCTTACGGGCACTGATGGCATTTGATCCGGTAGTGCGATTGTTGGTTTTTCCATATATGGTATAAAATGAGAAAGGGGCAACCCAACATTTTTATCTGTTGAATTGCCCCTTTAATTCTGACCGGGCTTTTATTCGGTCGCCAATATGTTAGTGAACCTTATGCGCTCTTTCTGCTGTATCTCACTCGCTCACCATATGGTTCGGTGGTCACTTTGTTTTCAGTCTCAAAAACGTTTACTGTTTTGCAGGTGTGGCATGTGATCTTTATCCCTCCCCATTGCTTACCATCATTCGACACCTTTTTTTCGGCCAGATGCCGCCCACAGTTGCAACAATTTAAACTTATATATTCCCTTTCGTTACTCATTTACTATTTTGCTGCTCCTTGTATTGCTCATACAATTTCTTCCGGTATGCTTGCCTAGCCGCCTCCCTGGTCATCTTCTCTGTTCGACAGGTTTTCTCCTGCGGTATGATTGGGAAGCGATTCATTACCATGTCTTCCACCTTCGATGGATCTATCAATTCGGTAGAATTTGCCATACACTGCAAAAGCTATTTTGACTCTATTCTGAAATTGCTTCATGTCTTTCATCACTTCCATCGTCTGCTGCACTCCATCAACATAACATGCTACTGCTAATTTACAAGGAATTATTATAATGTAATGACTTTTGTCTGCATACAGAACAAAATTAGTATTTTCTGCAATAGCTTGCGCAACCTGATTTATGATACTCTCATCACGGTTGGGCAGGATGGTATCAATATTCACCGTTACATTGAGGGAATTGAGCCCTTCACCTGATGCAACTCGCTCGGCTAATTGCTTCGCTGCCTCTGATCGGTAGTATGTTTGTGGTGTATATACCATTAACGTTAGCTTATGAATTTAAGAACCGTCTCCAATGGCATATCAATTAGATATTCTGGGGTTACACTGGCATCGCGCTTGCTTGCCTTATTATAAATATGGATATACTCACTTGGCCTGCCCATGAAGTCGCATTCCATGAACATAATGTCTTTAAATTCAGGTAGGCTTGATTCAAATAATGACAGATCATGAATGAACGCTTCGCCAACTTGCGCGGTTGACCCAGTTAACTTATACTTTTCAATAATTGATTCAGGTATTTTCATAACTCAATCCCAAGTTTATAGTTATTGTTTAAATTGATTTAATTCTTCCATATTCTCAACCTTGGTAGCGTCGTCTACATTAAAGCCATCTACATAATTAATTTCTCTTTCGGGCCTAGCGCACCAGCAACTGAATGTAGATTCGTAGGTAATCGCTATGCCCCCTTTGACAAATATCTCCTGGTCGTCTTCATCTTCGCCACCGCCTATTGCAAAAAAGAAAGTGCGTTTTTCGTAACCGGATTTTATAAGCTCATCTGGTGTGATTGGTGTCATAACTCAATTTTAAACTCATCCCCGGTCAAGGCGAAGTAAAGGTTTTGGAGCTGGTGGAGGTATTTAATTACTAAAACCTGCATACAATCTTCAAACTTATGTCTCAGTACAAATCCGTCATAATTCCACGTCCCGTCTCTATAAAAGTTCTTAGCTATTGATAACGGCCTTTTTATGTAATGCGGCTCTTTATACTCAAACCCGCACCGTTCCAGCCATTCGGGCGTAAGGGGGATGGGGTGAATTTCTTCAGGATTCACGCTCGTGCCTCCACGTGGTATTATGGCCACTGTAATCTGAAATTCTTCTACTCCTATAACAGTTGTTTCCCATGGCAATTCATCATTCACGCGATCTACCAATATCCGATTCCCTATCATTAACTCATTTGGATTTATCATATTTCCCTGTTAGTATGTTTAATTCGTTTTCGCTCCATTTAGTTGACCATTCGTCTTTCCAGGTACCTGCTTCTCATAATCATTAGCCCCGGCCACGCCCAATTCATTCAACATCCGATCGAAGCTATCACCGCCTATCTGGCTCATTGGTGTTAATCCGGTTGGCACCCAGTATTCATCCATCTTTGGTTCGTCTGACTTCTCATAACCCATAAGGTCCCGACGTTCATTCGGCGTTATCCACCACGCTTCCTTCAGCCATTCAGTGAGTGCCTTCATATCGGCTTGCATTTCTGGTAGCTGGCTATAGTCGCATTGAATGATGAACTTACCCTCTAATGCGAAAGCCCGCAGTAATACCCGGTTCAGTTCATCATCGAGTTCGGTGGATGCTGGTATAATCCGGTTGCTTACCCAGTTCTTTTGTTGCCATTCAGAGTTAGCCCATGCGGTGTTTGGATCGAACATGGTATAAGGAACACCAAACAGGAAGCACAGCTGCTTCATAGACATTTCCTTGCCCTTGAGCAAGTCAAGATCAATTGATGTCTTACCCAGATCGATATATCCCCATTCGCCCTGCAATGCAGCCACGGCTCCCTTCACATCGTTGTTATTGATCTTTCGGTCGATAACACCCCGTATCTGGCTTTCTTGGGTTGGGGTGGCCTTGCTCAGGTCCTTATTGAACATGGCGCCTTTGGAACCATCGTTCTGGTACATGCGGATGGATGAACGAGTAGCATCGTTATTCTGTTGAAGATCAGCCGCACCAGGCTTCAATGCCGGCATACCGCGTAAATGTTCTTTGGTAGAAGCATCGAACAGCAGATTTGTATCTTTCCAATGAATTACTTCACTTTTCTTAAATGGTATTTTAGTACCGCCTGCATCAAGTAGGTAACCGGCCACGCCAAATATATTCTCAGGATCAGGTACAACTTCCATCCTGTATGATGGCAATGGGTACATTTCTAACACCGGCATTGTTGCAATCTTTGCGTCATCTAACCCTTCGGTGTCGCCCCTGTTTAACCATATGAACGCCTCGGCATTAGCCTTAAAGTAGCTACGAACTGTTTTAAAGAACGCCGCTTGCCCCTGGTAAGGGTTGGGTCGGTTGAGAAGCTTGTCGAGTGTTTGCTTTATTGACGCGCTGGTCATCGACTCGGCTTTCATCAACGCCTTAAACTGCAATGGCACTTTCCGGCGTTTTTCTTCCAGCTTCTTAGCGTCAGCCACATAACGAGGGATTGAAGCAAATTTTTCAGCATCGGCCTTAATAATGGAATAAACGGCAGAGTTAGCGTTATACCCTTCCGTAATAGCTTTCTCGGCATTTATATCAGGCATCACTTCCCTTGTCCCTACATTCCATATGCGCCACCACCTTGATCGGCCGAATAAAGAAGTGAACCAGCTTAAGGTTCTTTGCAATGTGCTTTCCTTTTTTATGATGCGTTCAGATTGTGCCATTTTGTTTGAATGTTGGGTTTGGTTCGAATGTCCATTTGAATGATGTGGTGTAATTACCTACATCCCATCCCTTTATGATTCTGCCAATTGGCTGATCCTTGTAGGCGATTAGTTCTTGGTTAGGATAGTCGGGATGCGTTGCTAATGTTATATCCTTTGCATCTTCAATAGTTGGCTCCCGTTTAATTATCTGGCGCAGCACTTCCTTATAAAACTCATCCTGTTTAGCAGCCATCTGAAGCATAACAGAATCCTGAAAGGACATTAAATCTTTTATATGTATTTCATTAAGCTTTGGAGTGTGCATTGTTATTGTAGTTACATAAAGGTAAATTATTATCACATTGCCACCCAGGAAAGTTGGGGGGCTAATTCGAACCATTCCCGCATCATTAAGCTGTCAGCAAAGTCAGGGGATCGGCCAATTGCAGCTTTAATCTTGTCCTTTGGCAATACCTGTTTTTTAGTATCCTTGTCCATATTGTATTGTTTAACCCACTCTAATTCCTCAATAATCATCTGCCGAATGTCCGGATCATCACACTCAATATATACTCCGCCTTTATTTATCCTCTCAGCCAGACGGAAGTAGCACTGATCCTTTAAAGAGCGGTAATTCTCATCCTCTCCTGTTATTGGGTTTTCTAGCGGCGAGCTATTATTTACAAAACCATAACAGCCTAACAGATCTACCAGACCTCCCCCTACGCCATCTTCATCACAAATTATACGGCTGGCCGGGATATTGTTGTTATTTTTTATCTCTTTTATATTTTCCCATGATTCAGTTATTCGCTTTTTTTCATACCACTTAATTTTCCCTCGCCAGCCTTCCCATGTAACAACTACGATTTTATCGCTCCCTAGCCGCGCTACATCAGCACTTATATAGCCATCACCTTTAAGACTTTCAAAGTCATTGGTAAAAATATCAAGGATTTTATCGAATTCAATCAATGCGTCAGGGCTGTCGTCGTACTCCCAGTTGCCATAACGTAACCTTTGCTTTTGCGGGCCTTCGGGCAATCTATCAAGTAATTGAACATACGCGGCAGGGGCATAAGGATTATCTGTTACAAAAGCCTGAACGTATTTTTTATACGACACCAACTTACCTTCTTTATTCGGCCGATAAAATTCCTGGTAAGGCCATGTTTTAACCGGGTTAGAAGCGTACAGGGCTTTGGGTATTAACCCCCCAGTTTCGCCCTTACACGATTCACACAGCCACTTTATTGGCTTTTCCTCAGCATTAAATAATAATGGAACTGCGTTATGAAGTTTTGAGCCGCATCTGTCACAAAAGCTCAGGAAGCGGATACGGCTATTTAATGTATCCTTACCTTTTTGACTAACTTGGCCGCACTCGTCAATAAACAAGTCTGTAATTTCCAATGAGCCTAATTCGTCAAAGTCGGGGTCACTAGGAGAATCGGCTAGGTCCCGTAGATATATCATACTCTCGTTCTCAAACATGATACAGTTAGGGTTCTCTTTATCATGTGAACCGGTAAGATCAAAGTGTCTACCCCTTTTAAGTCCCTGTTTTTGGGCGATCTCGAAGAATGTTTTAAGCGTAGTGTCCTTTAGTGTCTTAAAAACTGCGCGCCCGATAAACCCCCGAGATCCTGGATATTTGAATCGACGCTTCAGTTGCCAGTAGCTGCCAAGTGCCGACTTCGCACCACCTGCTGCCCCTCCATACATAAGTTGTTCTGTTATGGCATCCTCTAAATAATCGAGGGCAATGGTTTGTTTTTTGGTCAGTTTCATTCACCCTGCTTCGTTTCGTACGTTTTTTCTTCATGCCATACAACAGGCATGGCGCCTGTGATCTCCTGCTCAGTCTTGTCTTTCCATCCCATATTCTTTAACGCGAATATGGCACCTGTGGGCGATTGAGCGGTAGATAGCCGCTTTTCGTACTCGCACTCTACCCGCAATCGGGCGTTTTTTATAATGTAAGAAAACTGACCATCTTCTTCGTAGTCGTATATAGATTGACGAGATTCAAAACCTATATTCAAGGCTAAACCGGTAATTGTTGCCGGTTCTTTATTTTCTTTAATATATGCAAAATAGCCCTCCACTGCTCTCTGCAGATCTTCAGGCGCATCATATATTCTCGGTCTTCCCCCTGCCATTATTTATATTTGAATATGTAACCCTTATGTTGTTTTTGATACCCTCTTGCCACTTTTGCGACAGAAGCTTCATGCAAACCTAATCGCTGTGCTGCGGCTTTAGCAGACTGGTATTCAATGCCATTATTCAGACAAATAAGCTGTTTTTCTTTATGCTCGCGCATTTTGCTTTTAGCTTCTGCTGTATGCGTTTTACCATAAAAACTATTACTATTCCCTGCCGCGCCAGTTATGCCTTTATTCCAAGGTGCTACCCCATGTTCGAATTTTCTTGCAACCTTGTTCAAGGACAGCAGTTTCCTCTCTCTATTAATCTTTTGAACCTCGACTGCCCCGATTTCTTTGTTCAGCCTGCGCAATAAAGTGTTATGGCTTATTTTATATTTCACTGCAAGTTCACTCATTGATGCCCCTGCGGCGTATTGGTCTTTAATTGCATCAATTGGCAACTCTTTGCGTTCTCTGCCCTTGAGCGAAATACTTTGCCTAATCCTTGTTTCCCTGCTCAATGCTCCGTTACTGCCACCTGACTTAATATTAAGCATTTTATACCCGCAATTGTTATGCACTTCTATATAGAGGCGCTCATATGTATCTAAAACTTCTTTAGAAGCATCCCCGGGTAATTCATGAATAATTTGGAAGGTGTGCGCTTTACATCCGTATTTCAATAACGAGCGGTAAAGCTTGCGTTGTGAAAGGCAATTCAGGTCCTTGTATCTTTTAAAACGAGCATTTACATTGACTGATTGCCCAATGTAAACCCGTCCAGTAGGTGAGGTTATTTTATATATTCCTGTGATCCTATCTGCCATATTCAAAGTTACCACTATTCCGTTTGTTCTATAGTGTTATTAATTTCACTTAATTTAAGTTTTACTACAAGCTGGGTAATTGTTTTGCAATTATGCTTTGTCTTCAGTCGGTCTACCTGACGTTCCAGGGTGTACAGTTTCACGCCATTTGTTTTCGCTATGCCGCGAACAGTGCTACCGGTGGCGAGTAGTTCAATCAGTTTTTTAGCTGGTATTTTTGGTTGTCTCATATTATTGATTACGTTTTTAATTTTCCCATCATCTTTGCACCCCCTCTCTCGCCATCACAGATCCGGCTATCGTTTCGGCGCCCCAGGCAACGGCCGCCAGTGAGTGGCTGTCAGTCCCCCCATATGCTTTTCTCCATCGGCAAAAAAAGCAACCCATCCCTGATCCAGGAGTCGGGCAATTAAAGTAGCTCCCTCAGTGTTGTACACCATAACATACTCCCAATGCTCCGGCAACCTATCCTCCACGCGGATCCACTCAGCCTTTTCACCGGCGCTTTCGTCGAGCCATTCGACTTGGTCAGCAGGGTGAAAGTCTCCAGAATCGTCCATAAAAAGATCATGATGCGGATGCCAAACCCCTATGGACATTGTTCCTTCAATCTTAATAAATAACTTTTCATGTGCCTGTGGCAACCTCTGACTCGCCTTCATCCATACTGCACCCTGCTCTATAACTGGCACAGTTGTTTCCCGCACATAACAAAGGCATTGGCCGTCATTGGAGGTATAGCCGCCACAGATCCGGGGATCATCTTCGGCGCAGGGAATAAACACCGATAAGCCGTTTTGCGTGTCGGTAGCTGCTGGGTTCCTGTACCATTCAATGGCTTGCTTTCGTTGCAACACTTCCTCCACGGTTAGGCTCTCCCATGCCTTCATATCTTCTTCAGATAGTATTGGTTCGGATAATTTAGGCATACCGGCAACTTGGTTGGCAATAGCACACGGCTCACACTGCACCGCTTGTTTATCACCAGTAAACTGATTACCACATGTGCAGCACTTGCATTCATAATTTCCCGGCGCATATCCTCCTATCGGGTATTTCTTTGCCATTATTTATTGTTTGAGTGGGTTAATTAAATATTGATAATCCAAAATATCGTGACATAAAAATGCAGTCTATATGAAACCATACAAGCCATTTACGCTTGCCGTAAATACTCCCCCAT